TGTTGGTACTTGAGCTCAACACCCGGCCACCTGTCTAAACGCTACTCCCGCGCTTTGTGACAAGTCTAGAAATGCCTAAGCGCGTCCCACTATGCGAAACACGCCCTAGCGCTTATCGCATCCCCAACCCCACCCGGCGCGATGCCACAGACGGTTTGCGGTCACCATCTGCTGCCGCCAGGTGGCATCGCCTGCGTTGTCGGGGTAGCCCTTCGGCTTGTACGAATCCCACGATCCCGAAAAGAACCCCAACCCGCCTTGGTATCGAGGTCCTCGATGCTGCCAGTTCACGCCGCCGTAGCCCTTTCCGGGCTGCTCACACCTGCCGACCTGTAGCCATAGGTCGTGATTCGCGGGGAGCGGGGGGCGTGGTGCTGCTGCTGCTGGTACTGCAATGATCGCCACGGCTAACGCGGCTCCGATGGTCCTACGCATAGGGTCAGTCCTTACTAGGGGACACGGCCTGCCACGATCTCAGCACCGCGACTAGCGCGGTCATGCCTGCCGAAATTGCAGCGAGTAGGGCGGAAGGATTACCACTCGCCCAGGTGGTGCAGAACGCCGCCATGACGACTGCCGCAGCGGTGAGCCCTGCGATGGTGCTGGGGCCTACCTTCGGGATCACGACGCCTTCTCCTGCACGTAATCCGTGGGTTCGGCCGGTGGCGGCTCAATGACGTCGGTGCCTGGCGGCAATGTCTCAGGGGCCATTTCTCAGCTCTCCTTGTACGTCTTTTTCCACGGGCGGGCGGTGATCTTGTTTGCGGCCTCGTAGGCTTTCATCTGGTCATCGCGGATGGCCTTGCCGGTTTCGTACATCCATGGGCCGAACGACCAGTGCGAGTAAGTGCCGGGAGGACCCGCGCGGAACGCGTAGGGCGATGACGTTTCGACCTTGACGGCCTGTGTCCACTGGTCGGGGTTTGCCGCTGCGTACTTTGCGAGCTGCCCGTCGCGCTGTTCCTTCGTGGGCCACCCGCCGTAAAGCTTCACGCGCGTGTCGTCAAATCCGTATCCGTTTTCTACGGCCGCGGGCCCGGGCTCGCCTACGTCGGGCAGGCTGATCCGCTGCCAGCCGTCGGCCCATGACCGCGTCACGCTAGAAACGGAGTCCTGCCAATTTCCCTCTAGTGAGGTGAACAGATTGCCAGAACCGATTGACGCCACGAAACCTATGTGGACGCCGGGCAGGATAAAGCAATCACCTGGGCGCGCCTTATTGTTGCCCGGGAGCAGCCAGCCCTTTGCCTTCGCCTTGTCGGCGGTGGTCTGCGTGCTGGGGGACATAATCGACTTTGCCGACGTCTTATACTTTGACGCCGCGTTGCTAGTGGCGATGCAGTAGCCCACGAAGGAATTGCACCACGGGGTGCCCGAGAGGCCATAGAACGCCTGGCACTCGTCGACAATCGGTGCGCCGGACTTATTCGGTGCGCCTTCGTGCGCGCCTAGATAGCCCTGGGCGGTGCGTAGCGTTTCCTGCCCGTTGCTCAGACTCATGCTTGCCCCCTTGTGACCATTGCAATGATGATGGCGGTGATGGTGCCTCCCGCGACCATCCAGAGAATACGGGAGGTGGCGGCCACGCCTTGTAGGCGCGCGCGCCATAGCTCAATGTCTCGGACGCGGCCATTGGTTTCACGGACCATAACCTCGATGCGGTCAAGGTGCGCCGTAATCTGCGAGGCCTCCTCGGAGGTCACGTTTTCACAATGTCCGTGATCTCAACCGAACACACCCCGCAGATTGCCTTACCACCTTCCGGCCATTCGACCGTGATCGGACTGCCTGCGTTTCCGCACCCCGGCGTGTTACACGTTAGAACCGCCGTTACAGATTCATTAGCCATTAGAACGCTCCCGAAAACGCCAGATAGAAATAGGTTGCATTGGCCGCCACGGAGTTAGCATAGGTAAAGCTAACCCCGGTGGCAGAATATGCAGAAATAAGCGGTGTGGCCGTGCTGTCTGCATTGATGATGACCACATTCATGGCCGCGGAAAATCGACCAACCGGCATCGTGACCACTGTCGCGCCGGAGCCTGCGTAGCCACTACCCCCGGCCATTCTTAGTTGCTGCCCGAACCATAACGCCACGCCCGCGCTTGTAAAATAAAGTTCGCCGGATGAGTATTGGGGAATCTGCAACATGCCATACATGCTGTTGACGGTTGCGGTTCCGGCAGTGACAGTGCAAAGGCCCGCGCCGATGTTGTGAATCTTGAGCGTGTCCCCCGCAGCGAAAAGCCCGGTGTTCACGGTGATCGTCGTCGCTGACGCGGAGTTCATAACGACCCGCGTACCAACGTCGGCGGCCACTAGCGTATAGCTGACGGTCTTAGTGCTGACGGTTTGGTTGTAGTCGTTTTTCTGAAGTGTGGTTTGTTGCGTTGCCGTCAATATCTGGCCCGCTGTATATGTTTGTAACGCCATTTCTAAGCCTTTCTAAAATGCCAGCAGGTTAGTGTCAAGGATGCCGAATATGGCGTCATCAAGTGTGAAGTATGCAGATTGATCGGCACTCTCAAAAGTGTATTCGACAATGTGGGAACCCGGCGTAATCGCATGTTTAATGCCGCTCACAATAAGCGTCTGAGTAACGCTTGCCGGGGTGCCGACGCTGTAGGTTTTCTGCACTGACGCTATGCGCGTGAGGTCGGTGGAGAGGGCGGTGGTCTGGTCGGCGGTTGACAGTGCGGCCAGCTGCACCGTCACGCCGGTGAACCTCAGCACGGGATCACGGTACCGGCCGAGGAGGTATTGCCCCAGTGCGGCCGTTTCGGCGACGGTGCTATTAAGTAGGTCCAGTTTGGTGAGCTGCTGCGCCTGGTAGAGCGCGATGCTCGGGGCGTCGCTCGCCGTCGAGGTAGCCGTAGGCGCTACGTCGTAAACCGGGCTACGGGTCTGAATGTAGTTGTAGAGAAGTTCGTCCCCGTACTGGTTCTCAAGAGTGCGGTACGGAATGCCACCGCTGCCGGTGTCCACGAAGGCAATCGACGACACCGGGTTCAGCACTGCCGCGCGCCCGGTAAAGGTCAGGGTGCCATTAGAGGCAATGAATAGGTAGCCCTGCTCAGACGTCGCCACGTTCTGAAGGTAGGTGAGCACGTTCGTGCCCTCAGTAATCGGGAAGGCCCCGAGGGTGGAGGAACCCGTGCCGACGCTGTAGGGGCCTTGATACGCAACCTCGGGGAGCGTGAGGACGTACGCCACGCGCGCGCTACTGGATTCCGCTGAGGGCGTCACGGCGTTCATGGACTGATTGGCCAGCACCGTGAAGGCATCCGCGCACGCCACGGTCGTCACGTTGGCATTCGTCGTGTAGCCGTAGTCGAGGTCCCAGTCAGTCACGAACCCGGTGTAGATAATGACGCCGCCGGCGAGGACCTGCACGGGCTGCCGTGGGGCCACGAACGGGTAATAAATGCTGGCAGTGTTTAGCGGGTCAAGCAGGCGCGTAGGGTCGTAAATCTGGAGCTGCGCGGTGCCGCCGTTGAATTGTTCCATCTCACGGTTGCGGCCCCTGGTGATGCTCACGGACTGAACCATGCTGGTGAGGTCCACCATCTGGTAGCCGCCCAGCGTGCCCGTGTCGAGTAGCCCGTAGGTGGCGTTATCCAGTTGAAACGGCGTCCCGAAATTGACCGTTGTCTGGAATCCAACCAGTACCTGAAGGGTCGGGGCGCTCATGCGGCTGCGAACACCGGGCCGCTGCGGCGCTGCGCGTTCTGTATGGCTTCGATGATCTGCTGCCCGATCTGGTCCGGCGTCGACACTAGGCCCGCCTGCACGTTAATGGTGATCCCGCCCATGCCGCCTAGCGGGCTACTGCCCGGGGTGCGGTTGAGAGGGATGACGGCCTCTGGGCCTGCCTCACCGATGACGGCAAGCGTGGGGCGCGTGACGATACCCCCGGTAGCCCCGACTGGTACCACATAGCCGGGGCGCAACTGCGGCGGCACCGCGCCGGTCCCCTCAATGTCGAATGAGCCCAGCAGTTTGAGTAACGCCTGCAGTGTCTTGAAAGCGGCGTATATCGGCGCGAAGGCCACGACGAAGGCCGTTTTGAGTACGTCTAGCGCGGGGCCGGCGTTTTTCTCAATCCAGTTAAACGCCGTTTTCAGGGCATTGACTACCCCGCTAATAATCGGTGCCACGTTCTCTGATATCCAGTTAAACGCGGCCTTGAATGCGTTGCCTAGCCCGTCGACGAAACCCCGGAACGTGTCGGAGGTTTTATAGGCGACGATCACGGCTGCGACGAACGCGGCAAGGGCAATGATGACGATGCCGATGGGGTTAAGCGATAGCGCCAGGTTGTAGGCGTATTGGGCGGCGGTGAGGATCGCGGTGGTGGCCGCTG